CCTGACGTTTAAGCGGCCGGCTCGCATTTCTCCATTTTCTCACACCTTCCTCGATACGTTCCAACTGCACGGCGATACGCAGTTTATCACTATCGGTCAGCAACCCTTGTGTAATGCAGAGCTCGAAGTTTGCAAGCAAGATACCGAACTCGCCTATCATCTCGCGGATATGCTCTTGTCTTACTTCCTGGCATTCCTTAGCAATAGAGAAGTGACGGATGATGTTCTGTACCGCCCGTTTCATCTCTACAGGTGCGCCCTCGATACGTTCTATCTTTGGCATACGCTGGATGGTGGGATGCAGGATATAAAGCAAGTTCTTTGCATCGGCAAGAATAGAATCTTTGTCATTCTTCGCCTTGTTGCCGCGTGGTTTCTTGTGCTCGTTCATGCTGTTGCGTGTATTTATCTATCTGCTCTTCGTAAGCGTCTTGCAGATACTCGTCGTAGTCGGTGTAAATCTTTTCTATGAGTGTAAGCCCCGTGCCGCGCTGCTGCGACGGCACGGGAGCGTTTAATTTCTAATCAATTTCTAAAAGCGCGACCGCCTGACAACGATAGCTGCCGTTGACGTTGTAGGAGCCCAAGCCGCCGTAGTCGCCGTAGAAGAACCAAGCGGTGTAGACGTTGCACCTCTGGGCAAACCAACGGCGCGCGCTGTTATTCACTGCGATGGTACCCATCTTGCTAATGCTTGGCGCAAGGGCGGAGAGGGTTTCATCCTTCATCAGCATGGTGCCCTCGGCGACACCTGGCAGATACCAATCGCCAAAGTCGAGACCGTCAACACCGAACGATTTGGTGTAGCCGTAATAGAGTGCGGGGTACTTATACTTCGTTCCGCCTGCCTTAGTGGGAGCCGTCATGCGAGCGTATTTCTCGGCCATCGCCTTACCGCTTGGCAGTGAGAAGCATCCATACTTCTGAGGATATACCACCATGTAACATTTCTCCAGATACTCTTCGTAAGTGGCATAGGCAGCGCGGAGGTTAGCACAATACTCGCTATTAGCGAACTCCGACGGCTTTACGGGCGCATCATTGCCAGCGCGCGGACCTACGGGCTCGTTCTGCGTTGGCACGCGACCGCTACCTGTAGCCCACGCTTTGGTGCGAGCAATGTTCATCACTCCCCAGTAGTTAGTGTAATAGCCACGCTCGCCACGCCAATACACCGAATTTTCGGGCATGTCACCCCAAGTAATATGCGCGATAGTGCAACCGGTGGCCGACACGTTATAGAAGCGGTAATCGGTGCAGGTGTCGCACTGGATGATGATTTGAGTGCCATTCTCGTCTACTTTATTGCCGTCTGCATCGGCCAAATATGCCCACCATGCGCGGGTATCGCCTACCTCAGTAGCCTTAGCTGCAACAGCCTCGCTGATAGCCTGAGCGTTGGCAGCATTGATATCGGTAGATGCAAGCGCTACCGTGGTAGCTACCTGTGCGTAGCTGGGGGCCATCGATAGATTAATGGTGAGCGATGTGCTACTGATAGCCGTAATCGCGTACTGACATACGTCGAGCCACTTCTGGTCGGCACCATCCTTATGGATAACACCTACCTGCTTACCCTTGCGGAAATAGACGTAACCGACGTGTGTCCATGCGGCAGGGATGTTCGCCTTCTGAATCCACGCACCACCCTTCACGTAGATGATCTTGTTCTGATCGTCGAGGAATACCACGTCGCCAACGGTAGGTTGCGTAGTTACCACGTTCACACCATCCACGATGATTTCGCGGGTTGTTTCGATCATGCTCACCTGACTCTCAGTGGTGGGCTTCACGGCTGCCTGGTAGTCAGCCTTGCTGTTGTATGATTTGATAGCCATAACTTTATCCTTTCTTTATGTTTAGTTCAACAATACCCAGTCGCTCACCGAGTTGGTGACAGCGAATGCCTCGTACACCTTACGGTTGGTAGTGTCGTGATAACGCTGACCCACCATCGTAGGTACTACTGGCGCGGCAGGTGCGCCACTACCCTCGATCACCAGCGGCTGTCCGCACAGCTTCGGCTGCTCCTCGAAGTCGATACTCACGGCCTTGGTCTCGCCCAGATTCTCCAATTGTGCCCTCAGCCCGTCGATAGCGGCAAAAAGTACGGCAAAGGCCTGAGCCAAAACGCTCTGTCCAGGGGCGCCGATAAAGTTTGTGGCAATATTCTTGAAAATTCCAAGCCCAACAGCTTTTGCCACGCCTCCATTGACGGTTGCTGTGAAACCACTAACAACGATGGTCATAGTGGTGGGGCACAGATATACGTAGTAGCCTGTAGATGGCATAGCAGCCACGGCCTGCTTCATCAATGGCTCATAGTATGATTCTGTTACCTCACGGGTAGCAGGCAGCGTGGTGTATGTCTGTCCGCCTCTGGTCCAACCCGTCAGCGTTGGCGTTTCGCCTGAAGTATCATACACAGCGTAATATACCAGACTGTGATCGTAGTCGGCTGTAGCTGTTTCGTACAGCTCAGGATTTTCAGCTTGATAGGTGTAGGTGTAACCGATAACCTTAGCGTAAGTACGTACCACCTGACGCGCAAACAAGCTGACAGCAGCGGGCACGGCTGAAGCTGAAGGCACCAGCAAGATATCGCCCATATTCAACTCGATCGGCGCGCTGATACCGTAACCGCTTGCGCTCACCTCCTGACCATCTGTGTTTACATACTTACCAGCTGTTGCCTGGCTAAGTGTGATACTACGTACAGAGTCGTACTTACCAAGGCCCTCTTCGATAAACAGCACGCGGCCATTGGTGTTATCGAGTGAGGTCTGAGGTGCTGCACCGTTGATCTTATTCTTCAGCGCACTTTCCAGATCGCTCTCAGGAATACCGCCATTAGGCTTGGTGTACTTTGCTGAGATATTGCCGTTGATAGTCGATACCAGGTTATCAATCTCGGTCTTAGTGTAGTACGAGGCCAAAGCGCTATTGATAGCGTTACTGATAGCCTGATTCATCTGGGCGGTAGTGCTGTAGTTGGTCAGCAACGAATCAACCTGTGCGCTGGTGTAGTAGCCGCTCAGGTCAACATTGGTGCTACCAATGTGCTCCCACTTGTAGGTAGTGGCACTACCTGATGTTTCAGAGATAGTGATCCATTCCTCTTTTACGTTCGAGGTCTGAGAATGCGCTGCTGGTACCAAGTAGATATAGCCAACAGTATCGGCGCTTGCGGTAGGCAACGACTGCACCACCTGGAACTGGAACTGGCGTACAGCATCAACCAGGGCGTTAACCTCGGTTTTGCTATAGGTCTGAGTTTTCAGGTAGTAGTTGGCCAGATCGTTGGCAACCTGAGTTATCAGGGCGCGCAAGGTGGCATCTGCATCGATACGAGCCGAAGCCTCGCCGCTAACAGCCGTTTCGCGGGCCAGGCGCTCAGCAGCGATATCTTGCTGTGCCTGTGCTGCACCATTAATGGCACTCTGTACGCTGGCTGTGAAATCGGTAATGGGGATGCCGTTAACAGGCTTTTGATAGGCCGAACCAGCCAAATCAAGCAGGTTGCGCACAGCTGCTGCCATATCAGAAGCAGGTATGCCGTTTTCAGGCTTCTGGTATGCCGAACCTGCTAAGGTAAGCAAATTGCGCACAGCTTCAGCCATATCGGTAGATGGAATACCTCCCGATGGCTTCTGATATGCCGAAATAGCCTTCTGGATAGCTAACTGCAAAGCCTCGGTAAGGTCGCTATCAGGGATGCCGTTAACGGGCTTGGTGTACTTCAGTAGCATTTGCTCTGTAAGTGTGGGCACCTGGTTCAACGCATCCTGAACCTGTGCGCCTGTCTGGGTAAGTCTGTAATCTGCCATGATTATATCGTTTTATTCGTTATTATTTTCATTAACAAGGTCGTTAATAGCCTGCTGAACTTCCTCTATAGCATCAGCACGCACATACAGATAGAGATCGTCATCAGTAGCCAACGGATGACCGTCGCAATCGCACAAGCGGAGGTACTTAGAGGCAATATCGCTTTCCTCGGTTCGTTCGTATTTTACATCGTGGCCCTCACCATCGCAAGCGGGGCACATCATAAAGCGTGGGCATGGTGTCGTAACCACAAAGGCGATAACCTGGCGATCCACCTCCTTGCGCTCGCTATCAGGAATATCGATATCAGGAACGTTAAGCACCATACGGGCCTGAATGCGGCCCACCATGTCGCTTGTGTCAAAACTCATTATAAATCCCTCGTCGGTACTCTCAGTCAGCTCGTTTTTGGGGATGGTGAGTTTTTTACCTAACATGCCGTAGATAATTTCGATGTAGAAATCATCGTTTGTCAGGTCGAAATTCTCTGATTGCGACGTTACGATAAACTTCGCGCGCTCTCCTTGCTGTATAATAAAATTATTATCCATAGCTCTATTCGTCTATTGTCGTTGTCAACTTTATAAATGGTGCTACCAAGAAATCAAAGGTGTAATCACGTAGATGGCGCTGGCCTGCTGCCTCAGGGCTACGATGCGTGTATGCCACATCTACCAGCATCAGCGATGCGTGGATAAGATCGGGGGGCACAGGTTGGTCAGGTGTACCAAACAGCTTCACCACCTCATCGTATGTACGCCCGATGGTACGTAACAGCGCATTCTCAGCACTATTGGCGTACAGCTCTAACAGCGCATCGTCGCAGTCATAGTCTATACTACTGTGCGCCTTAATCCAATCTATCTCTAACCATTTCATATATCAACATTTTATTTCTATTGGTAGGTCCAAAAAGCGCTTTAAGGTTACTGCAATAAAAAAGGGGTGCCGCTGCACCCCATAAATACAAAAACTAACTTTTTACTGTTATGAAACCTATTACTATTAACCTAAAACATAGTCATTCGTTAAAGCGATTGGCTTCCCAAATGCGACGGGTTACCAACCCTCCGAGCTTTTTACCGCCTGAGTTTACCCAGCGCAAGAACTGCTCCTGGATTTCCCAAATTTTGCGGTTACTCTCTATGTACTTTTTCAGGGTGCTACTATTCCATTTGTCGGGACCACAGTTGTAGATAAAATCTACTACTGCATCGTAGCGGCCCTGGGTACCAATGTTTTTACACTTGTTGGCAACAGCCTCGAACTGTGCCAAATCTTCTTTCAGGAATTGTTCAGCCTGATATTGGGTGATACGGTCACCAGGCTTAACGCCTTTAGTGTGACCGTAACCAATAGTAAGTACGCCTGCTGGGCATTTGTAAGCCGTGAAGCTGCATGCTTCCGACTTTTTGATGTGATCAATTAGTACTTGACTCGCTCTCATAATCAATTTTTAGTTAATGGTAAAATCAAACCTCATCATGCTTACTGAGCTCAATGCTGGTATCGCCCTTCTGAAACTTTACGCTCAAACCTAACTCGATAGCACGGTAAGCATACAACAGAGTGGGGAACAGTAGAAGTTCACCAATGGCGGTTAGCACGGACCCGTCAATGACTCCCATAGGTGGAACAAAAAAACCGCCTATAATAAGTCCCACCGAAACAAAAAAGCAGACTGCGAACGTTATGCGCGAAAGCAAGAATGTGCGCGGCTCGTCAGCCTTAGCCTCAGAGATAGTTTTCTTAATGTTCATAACACCCTCCTTTCTTTTATTTGGTTAGACACTTCTCGACCGCTGTACGCAGTACCCAGCTATAGTTTCTGATGTACGCGCGAACGATCTTTACTTCTTCATCACTCAGCTCAATTGGTCCCTGGCTGTTGTAGATGCGGGCACCAAGTTTACTTTCTTCCTCAGTCATGCCCATAAACATGGACTTACCAAGTTCCTCACGTAAATCGGCGATATCTGGCTTCTCTAAGCCGCCTGTAATACTCGCCACTTTGATTTCCTTGAAATTTACTTTCATATCTCTATGGGTTAAAGGTTGTGTTCGTTACGATCTATCCACTCGCCATATCCTGGCATGGCGTATATGTTGCATCCAAACAGATAACTTTTGTTGGCTCCTAAATACATATCGATAGAATAGGTGGCATTAACATCGAATGGCATGGATGGCCACCTGTCGCTTATCGCTTCAAATAAATTCTGGTAATACAGGTATATTGTGGTGGTACCACCAGCGGGGATTACTACATATTTTATGGCGCGTTGCTGATAACTGTACAGGTTGGATGGTGTCCGCAATGCCTTACCATCGATATCTAACAAGAAATCGCGCCTATAAGCCGTTTTTTGCTTTTTGGTGGCATTGACTATCTGAATCTTCAAACAAAGATCGCCTCGTGTGGCTAATGCCCAGGTAGCAATGCCGTTATCAGCACACTCGTATGCAGAATGGTACACACCATCAGCTGCATAGCTTACACTTACGCCTTGCTGGTCGTCGCCAAACAGGCTGATACCTTCTGTGTCGGCATTACCGATGGTGTCAGTATTGCCAGGCACGTAACTCTCTTGATCGGCGTTGCAGGCCGAAAACATCAGCGCTGCTGCCATGATAATTAAAAATGATTTGTTCATAATATTTATTTTTGGAGTTTAAATTGTGAATATTAAGAGGATCGTGCCACCCATCCGTCGTTGCCCTTGAAGGCGTACATATCGCTTCCTACTAAGTAGGCTCCGCTTCGAGTGAGGTCGAAACTCCAGTTACTGTTCTTCGTTGAGCTATTCCAGTAGTCGAGCTGGGTGAAGAGTGCATCCCACTCCAGATAGATGGTGACGGTGGCGTTGTTGGCGATTGATACCGATGAGATGGCGCGCCGCTGGTCGTCGTACATATATTGCGGGTTGGCATCCACATCGTCGAGCGCGATATTAAATGCGTTGCGCTGTATCGTGCTTGTGGCGCCGCTCTTATTAGTCAGCTTTACTTGCAGCACCAGGTTGCCTGTGGTGGTGCGCATGGCCCATTTAGCCTCGCCGCCATCGGTGCAATCTGTCAGCGGTCGGAACTCGCCGTTGAGCGCGTAACTCATGCGTGTTTCGGCGAATGGATCGCCGTCGATACCTCCACCACTCTGTTCGGCATCATCCTTGATGTGCAACTTCATTGGGAACTGGTTGTAGTCGGCCTGCTTGGGCAGCGGAATCAACTCGTAGCGTCCGTCGCGATAGCGATACATGCAGATATACACATCGGCTGTATATGAGCCGCTGCCGCTTGGGATGATGATGGGGATGGTGTTGCCGCTGATTTCGCCATCACTCAGAATGGTGTCGTCGCTTTCGAATAGGTGGGTGCTGAAGTAAGGGCTATCCACAAAGGCTACAAGTCGCCACGTGTTCAGGTCGAGGCCTTGCGCCACAAAATCGTAAGATTGCAGGTTATAGGCCGAATCATCTGGATCGAGGTCGGCGTATATCATCATTGCGCGGCTGGCGGTTCCTCGGGTGTAGGTCCATCCGTTGCGAGGGTAGTTGATTTGGATGGGTGGAACAGCATCGTGATAATAACCCACACCCGTTTCTGGGGCATTTTCGTTGCGGAAGTCAGACATGCGGTATGGTGCTGCGTCGCCACCTGTGGGGCGATTATACTGCCAGTCGTTGGCGGCTGCATCCTGTATCGCGGCTCCTGTTATGCTCGAACTCGTAACCACGTCGGGGATGGTGATGCCATGAGCCACACTTCGGCGCTGTGCCTCGCTGATAGGCTCACCGCTGGGATAGGCTACGGCTTTGAATCGCGCAAACTTGTTGATGTCGCCATTGGCCACCACCGCACCAAGTTGCGACGAGTTATAACCAAGCAGCGATGCAAGGTCGGCTATCTCGAAGTTGCCCTGTATATATGAGTTATTAACTACGCCCATTTCTCAGCAGTTTTATTTCGGCTTTCAGTTGTTTTATCTCGCGGGCCAGGGCTATCATACCCACCATGCAAATGTCGCCCTGTGCTATAGAGAGCGTGCCGTCGGCAGATTTGCTAACAGCCTCTGGTATCATCTTCTGCCAGTATTGGGCCACAGAGCCCACGCGCATGCGGTGCGCCTCGTCGTCCTTCATCGAGTAACGGATGATTGGGGCGTTGGCTATCATGCTGAGCGATGGTGCCCACTGGTAGGTTTCTACATCCTTGCAGCGTATGTCGGAGCGCTCGGTAATAGCACCCGTGGCATAGATGGTGCCCGCCACGTGCAACTTGTAGGAGGGCGAATCGGTGCCTATGCCTACGTTTTGCCCGTTATGGCAAAGCACGAGGTGGCCGCTGTTGCGATATTGTAGATAGAGGTTACTGCTGCCCGTAGCGTTTACCTCGTTGGTGTGGCCTATCTCAACGCTTTGGCATGTGAATGTTTGGTTCACGGTTAGATTGCCCGTGATGGTGCCACCAGATAATGATAGGTAATTGACGCCTACCCAATACTGCGTGGCATAGCCCTGCTGACCTACCCAATACTTCGTGGCATAGTCGCTCAGCGATTGGTGGGCCGTAAGTACGTTTTTTGTAGTAGTGCCAATGGTAATGGGTACGTAATCTGTAGCTTGTGTACCAAAGCTAACATTCACCCAGGGAACGTTTACATACATCTTTTCGTTGCTCAGTTGTACGGCATAGTTCCTGTTAGCAGCGTTGGTGGTGTACCCGATCTGCACACCACCACGGGTACCGTCGGCAGCAAGTGGTAAGGTGTAACCTCCGCCTCCACCGCCTACGTATGTAGAACCGCCTCTACCAGAATTGCGGGTCATGCGGTTAATACTTTCTCTATCTAATACTTTTACCATAGTGCTTATGTTGTTGGCAATTCTAACATTGTAATCTCTAACTTGTCATTCCACCAATCCTGGCTGATAGCAATGGGGTAGAAGGTTGTACCATCAAGTATAACTTTTTCGCCTGGCGATATAGATACCAGGGTTTTGTTTATCTCCATTGATACCATACGGCGTGCTGTACTCCAATAGTCTGTAACACGGTTAGCCAGTTGTTGCTCAGGGAATAGCATATCAGAACCGTATGCAATCTTTTGCATAAACGAACCGTCTGGGTTAATCAACAGGCCGTAGCCAAAAGCCATATCGTTATCGCTGGCATATATGCAGTCAGCGTTCCACTCTGCACGTACATTATTCTGATTTTTGCTGGTGTACTCCATTTCGGATGGTAGATCGGGGCGTTCGGTTATGCGGCCTGCATCTGACTTGTAAAATTCAATGCAAAAGTCTGCTAACTCAAAACTCTTCTGGTTATCCAGATCGTCGAGATCGTCACTACCAAGAAATTCCACAAACAGTATTCCTTCTGCGTTGGGCGCTGGTATTCCTACACGGCTGAAGTTTCCACTACCGCTAAATGTGTAGAATAAATCGCCGCCATTGCCTATTGATGCCTTGAACGTCGTTTCGGTGTTGCTCCATGTATTACCGTTATACCATTTGGCTGTGCTTCTGGTCTTACCAACACCCAGGCGCATGTACATGCGTTTGCGACCAACATCAGAACCAAGTCTATCATCAAAATCTTCAAACAGCTCTGTTCGTCTATAGGTCTTACCATGCATAAGGAAATACCCATCAGAATACGAATGGTGGTACACCGTGGCAAGTTGTGCGTATGCTTGCGCTGATGCCGAACTGAAGCTCTTTTTTATGCGTATCATCTTGATGTTTCCATCTCCCTGATCGTTGGAACTCGAAATATCTGCGAGTGCAAAGGCAGCATAGGTGCTACGGCACGTACCTGTAACCAGCGGGCGTGTAAAACTCAACAGATCAGTAGTATATCTTACTGTTACATCGTCCTCCGTATATGAGCCACCATTCCAGCCTTGGTCGGCCATCAGGTCCTCAACCTTATCATCCATTTCTATGATATAATCGGATGATGGCACGCAACAGTCGGCTTTAACTACAGCCTTATTGTGGCCACGCTGGCGGTAATCTACATTGTTGATGCTAACAAATTCTTCACCATCCAATGCAACGGTACCAAATGCCAATGTATCAGAAGCATCGGTACCAGAAGCCATTGCGCTAAGCTGAGCACGATCTAACAATGCAAATGTGGTTCGATCCGAATCGTCAGCACGGGTCAGATATAAGCTATCAGCATAGGTACGGGCTGTCCATCCCCAAAATCTACAAATATCCTGAAGAACCTCGTAAAGCGTGTAGCGGGCTTCCAGGTCGTCTGTGTTTCTGGCTATAAAATTCTGCCAATCCACACGCTTCAGTAGCCATGTACGGGCGTCAGCACCACCTTGAACAAAGATGTTATTGATATGTATCACACCATGCGTAACAACTTCGTGGTCGCTGATAGTACCCCCACTCAGGCGGTCGATATCATTCAGGCATTCACGAAGCAAATAGGCAAAATTCTCTATTTCTACATGTGTAGGGTCGATATCCGTACCTTCCAGCGCGGTAAGGGCGCATTGGATAGGGAACTCTTTAATCTGAGGGTCGCCAAAAAGCGTAAAACCAAAATTTTGCGCCTGGATAAAGCCCTGCCAGTCAATAACGATATCGCGCTCTATCCTATGCGTTATGGTAATTGGTCGGGATGTGTCACTATCGGGCACAAATGATTTCCACCAGTCGGCACCAAGTGCGTTCCCGTTAGCATCCTTGCCATTATCGAGAATGCACAATGCGCCGCTTTGGGTACGGATGTTACAGAAAAAATCTTCATCATCATCTTCTTCTGTTGTAATGGGGTTGGCTCCGCCATTCAAAACGATGGCTGTGCCTGTATATGAAGCATCGTATATATTGATGTTATATACGATACCCGATCTGAGCGCCTTAAACGGTATAGTCCAATGAATCGCCATAATATATCTTTTATACTATGGCGATTTTACTGTATAGGGGTTACCTTTACGTTAATGGACCGGAACCCTTCAGCTTCAGAGAACCTGTAGCAAGATTGCCAGCTGTACCTCCTATGTCGGCATGCTGGCAGATAGCCATGCCCGTTTTTCGTACACCATTAATGACTACCGAAATCGATAGCTTAGTACCAACCTTCAGCATACCTTCGTACTCAGAATTGGCCACTACCAGGTGACTGATAGATATATCCCATTCTGTACGACCTGGCTCAAACTCCTTGCTACTCTGATTGCTGGCAGACGCTTTTTCCAGCAGGTCGCATTGCTCACTAATGGTACAGCTCTTAGCTGCTGCAACAACGGGGGTTGTACCACTATTACCAGCATAAATCAATATGTTTCTACCTTGTATTACTCCCATATCCTTACGGTTTAAATGTTGCTAATTGTCCTTTACCTCGCGCTGCCAGATCGTTCTCGATTACCACAATAAGGTTTCTACCACTCACCTCGGTTCGTAGGCGTAAATTACGTAAACCTCCACCCTGAAGTTCGTTTGCAATGGCATTTTGTTGGGCTGAATTAAGAATGAGCTCGCCACTTGAAACGAGTACGGGGGTTTTATCAGCGTGATCGTTACCTGGTATCACCAATCCTGTAGCTGCATGGGGCACGATACCGCCATGAGCAAAGAATGGTAACGCGCCAACGGCCTGTAGGCCTTCGATAACTCCCAGGATGGTATTAATGCTGGTTAAAAGGGTCATAATACCATTAAGCCCATTGATAACATTCTTGATCTCGTCTGGTACCTCGATACCCATCTGTTCGATACCGCTGAAGATACCGCTAACGCCGCTTGTAAGTTTACCCATCTCACTCACAATGGTTTTGTCAGCTTTTTGCTCATCCTTATCTTTTTTCGGCACCAGCTGGCCCTTCGAGCCAAGTTGCCAACCATTGCTGATATCGCGGCCCAAATCGAATGTCTGCTGAGGAGCAATGCCCAACATCTTTCTTAGGCCCTCGTCGCCTAACATAGCCTGAACGCTTTGGAACGTTGCGTTAGGATCGGCCTTAACACCATCCCAGCCACCGAACTTGATCTTCTCGATATCTATAGTATTGGTTGTGTCGCCCTTTGGGTTCTTTATCTCTACAGGTAGTGGGTTTGAAGGGCTAACGGCGGTACCATTCACCACGGCTTTGCCTCGTGCCTGGAAATCTTCGCGCATGGCCTTTTGTGCCAGATATCGATTTTCCCAAATGGCCACGCTACCCATACCACCCTTCTGGGCCTTCTTATAGTTATCAAGGGCGCGCTGTTCCTCGCGGCTGTACTTATTCAGCATAGCCGTATAGACTTGCTCTTTGAAGTTCGAACCCTTTAACTTAGATATATCGGAGTTTACACGCTCATCACTACCTATATTCTTCAACTCGTTACGCAGCTGGCCTGCACGGGTAAGGCCGTTAAGCAGGTCGGCCAACGGACCTCCAACGATATTCAGGATGCCAATCTTCATCGAGGTCCAAAGATCGTCGCTGGCCTGCTTTACGGGTAGGAACTTGCGGCCAAGTTCTTCCATTTTGTTTTGCAGCATCACATTCTGCTGGGCAGCACGATCGGCGGCTGTTTCTACGTAGTCGCCTGCCTTCTGCATCTGTTCACGGATGATTTCGCCAACGGCCTTGGTCATATCGCCCGTTTCCTTCATCTTATCTTTGATCTCGGCGGCTGATAGTCCAAGGTTATCCAGGATCATAAGCGATTTACGGCCCAATCCCGTTACAATCGAATCTACCATGTAGTCGATACTTTGGCCCGTGTCTTTAGCCTTCTGCTGAGCAAAGGCCAACATGGTACCAAGCTCCTCAACTGGTAACTTAAAATCATTGAACTTAACAGCTGCCTTCATCAGTTCGATGTCTGACACGGTACCATGCGTTGCTTCTCGTAACCCATCCAGGATATCGCCGCGACCTAAGCGCTCAAAGGCTATGCGGATTCCCTCTCCCTGCTTAGCCAGCTCAACACCCTGCTTAACCATATCGCCCATTTCGGATGCTAACCCAGCCAACATGCCAGCGCCTTTAGTCATCAGGTTACCGCCAAATACTTGCAGCATGCCATCCAGCTTACCGCCACCAAACAGTCCAGCGCCTGTAGATGGGGTGGCACCATTCATGGATTTGTTCAACTCATCCATCTGCTGGCGGGTAGCCTCTATCTTGGTGCGCAACTGATCGAGCGTTTTACTCATAGCCTGACCAACGGGATTGCGCTTCTCGGCATCGCTCATCTGATTATAGGCTATTGTCAGCTGCTCAAACGAATTTTTGTAATCGTTCAGTTGGCCACGGCTCGTTTTGGCATGGCTATCGATACTACCCATCATCTGGATAAATCCCTGCATGTTCTTCGAGTCCTTTCGAAGCGCTTCCTGGAATCCACCCTGATCATCCGTGAAGTTATTTAGGGCCTGCTGGGCCTTTTTCAAACCAGCTTCCCATCTGCCTGTACTAACGGCTAATTCTAATACCGATTTTCCCATATATTATTTCGTTGCTTTATCAAATCCTTCTTCCAGCCAATTCTCAAAGTAGTTGTACAGAGAAATGCCCATCTGGTCGGCTGCACGTTTCACATCCTGATTTACGCTTCCCCAGAAGTCGCGGGCGCCAATGCTGCCACGTCGGCCATAGGTGGCTGTAGAGTGTCGCCCTGTTGGGCCAAACGTCTTAGCGGTACGCACATCGGTACCAAACTCTAAGAACCTGAGCACAAAAGCACGATCCAGGCCTTCGTACTCATACAGGCTCTTTGTTCTACCGCTTACATGGCGCGGCTTGATGGTACCAGGCTGGTATGTACGCTTTTTAAAGCTGAGCCGTGTGCGGTTGCCTGCGATATGAACGGCACCAGCTAACTGGTCTTTATACGTACGGCGCAAGATGGCGGTAGCGGTAGAGCTATGCACCACGGCGTTCGCTTTCTTGATGGCGTTGGCGCGAATGATGCCAAGGGTTTTACCCAGCTCCTTGCGCACGACCTCGGCAAAGGTGGCATCAAATGTTTCGCGGCTCATGCCTGAAGGCCATTTTGCGCTACCTCGCAAGCGATCTAACACCTTATTAACAATATCCTCAAGGTGATCTAACCCTGAGAAATCGGCCATTAGCATATCAACACGCTGCTGGCTCCTTGGTAATCCTGCAAATCCGTTTACTGCCATATACCAATGCGCACAAACATTGCAAAGGCTTACTTTTGGGCACAAAAAAGGGTGGCACTAAGGCCACCCCATCCAAAAATAGCTGAAATATAACAAAAATAGTATGATTAAGAACTGGCAGCGCCTCACGGCGGTATTATTTTTCCAAATTTACGCTTAATAATCCACACAGCAGCACAAATGCCTAACAGGTACAGCACGATATTGGCAATATGCAGGCGCGTTTGCTGCCACCAGCTTAGTTCGGCTGGTACAGGCGTTGGCACGGGTACGGGATAGGGCACAGAGTCAACCTTTGCCGTACTATCGTTGCGAATGGCTTGCAGTCGCTCTATTTCGCGCCTCAGTTCGTTGGTTTCTACCAACCAACCACGTTGGGCATTCTCAAGCCGGATGCCGTATTTGGCCATTGCTGCACTATCCAGCTCCCTGATAATGGTATTACGCTCCTGGATCACACTATCTACTTCGTGTACCGAATCGGTATGATGGTGGTGCACCTCGTGCACCTCAGGAACGGTTACGTACTCAGTCTGTTTGCAGCCGCAAAGCATCAGACTGATAAACACGCCTACTACAAAGGCCACAGCCGACCAAAAGCAGCGTTTATACGCCTTAGCCAGCTCCTTCTCTGTCGTTTCTTTGATTTCGTTTGTATTCATACGCTATTAACTGTAACTTGGTAATCCATTCTTCCCCAACCGCCTGAACCCTTAGCACTCTTAACAATGCGATCGTCGAGCATGTGGTCATAATTGGTTTTGTGGTTTTTAAATTCCACAACTTGCAAAATGCGCTCTGCCTCCCTGATAACTATCTTACCCAGGTCGTTGCCAGCAGCTATATCGGTAATAAACTCAACCAGGCGCATGCCATCGCAGTTTTCAACCTCAAAGTCCTGAGTGCGATCGCTATCCATAGGGGTGACAGCACGCAGCTTTATCTTATGCTCAGGTTTTGACTCGGTATTCTCGTACTTCTTCAGCTTGTCAGAGGCAACAATATATTCGGTTTCGATGTCAAGATACTTTTTTCTCAAATTATCAAAATCATCAACCATTTTTGATAGTTTTTCTTCCAGCTCTTCTACCGTTTTACCAGGATCATTAATATATTCATCCTTGGTGGTGTAGATCACACGCTCCACATCGTGTATGATGTGCGGGTCAATGGTTACACAGGTACCACTCATACACTTCGGCCACACCTCAACCGTTGCTTCAGACTTAATGTGGTCCAGCATAGTTATTGCCGCCTCGTTAATGTATCGGCATCCGTTGTTTGTTACTACTACTATCATACTTATTCGTTTTTATTGGTAATGGGTTTATTTTTCTGTCCATCTTACTATTAGATTCTTGTTGCCATCAAGCCATGACTGGCAACATTTTTGCACGTCTTTATAAATCTGTGCGCCTAATGCGTCCAATTCTTCTATTGTTAAGTTTATCCCTCTCTTGCGGCAATACGACCTTATGGCTATCCTACTTTTTGTAGTAATATAGATATCTGCAATTTTTCGAGGGCCTTCAATGCATGCAGACGAACACGTTATCCTTATGGTAAAAAGTCCGTTGCTAATAACATTAAGCAAACAAACCTCAAAACGCGCGGTTTCGCCTACAACCATGCTATCGCTCATTATTGGTTCTACTCCTACTCCAATATATTCTAAATTCTTCATATCTTATCAGTTTTTATCGGTAATGGATGGTGGGACAAAATCGGGCTCCTGTACAGTTCTCCACCAAACGTTAGGACCAACTTTCAGCTCAACAGGGATTTCTTGGTTATCCCAGAATATTTTGCGATCTCTGTCGTAATTATATTCTCCAACAGCAATCCACCCATCTTCAGGGTCGTACTCAGCAGCAATAATGGTATCGATCGTATCTTCAATCGTTGGCTCTTCCTCTGCTGAGCAACACCACGGCCATTGGCGGTGTTTCTCGCCATCTTGCTTTGCCTTCATATTGAATACTTGGCCGCTATACATAGCAGCCTTTAACTTGCTATCGCTCACCATTAGGGTTGCTGAAACGGCATCCCACCCTTGCAATGATGCAGACAGGACGCCATCAACATAATTTTGCAACTCCTTAGCACCAGGTGCTTTCTCATTATCTTTGTAATGGTGTGTAACCGTTAACTCATACTTTGCCATATATTTATTATTTTATTTCTTCAACAACTCCCGTACTTTGTCGCTTAGTATGTAAACTTTTTCGGCTTTGCGTGCTTTGCGCATGCGCTCGCTGGTACACGCATGGGTGCCATTTAGTTGGTTTAACCTATCCTGGCACTCGTTTCGTTCTTCTTCCAGGTAGCTGATAAATAGATTCATAAGCTCACACAAGCCTGTCTTGGTACGGGCCTGCTGGGCGCGCAAATGGATGATTTGCAGCTGAAGTATGATTATAAAGATAAATGCGGCTGCAAACAGTATGATGCATACGCATATATAAAGGGGATTTAAATACATATCGTTAGAAATTAAGTTTTAATTGTAATTCTTCAGGATGGTTTTGTAATACTCTCTCTTAATTGCATCGTTACGATCGGCTTCTGCCTGGCAGTCGCTATCGGTGGGTTTAAAGCCCTGCCTGCAATGCCATTCTTCGCAATCAGGGCTACCAATGGTTTTGCTATAGATGTGGTATTTGCACTTTTGGCATTTTGCAGGGCATCTAAGCAATTCTTCTATCTTTGTACGCTCAGCCCATATCTTAGAGCCATCGCTACTACTCAGCACTACCTTACCCGTTTTCTCAATTATCAGGTCCATCATGCCATTACTATGGTTGTATATCTTTGTTAACCACTTAGCCATCTTTATGTTCCTTTTTGAATTGGTTACGGGCATATACAATCCAATCGCCTGTTTGCGACTGGCATAATAGATCGCCAGGATATGCGAATTGAATAGTATTGTTTTCGCGCTTAATATACCAAAGGATGCTACCTTTGTGTTTATATACACTATACACGCATGGCAGATTGAAGAATGTTTCGGTTACACGATCTGGCACATCAATTATCTGCTTACAGCCATTTACTGCCCGTTCTTTGAGGTCTTTGGTGTACTTAATAATATCAAACTTAGCATTCTCAACCGCAAGGGCCATACCGTATTTGGGTTCTTTTGTCTTTGCCATATTTCTTACTATTTAAATTAATGGACCGCCAACGCACAGCGTTTGGCGGGGAAAAGGGGCGCGCCGGCTATGCGACGCGCCAAAGATTTAGATTTGGGGGTAAAGCGCGACCGCCTGACAACGAGAGCTGTTGTAGACGTCGTAGTCGTACAAGTAGCCGTAGGGGCCGCGGAAGAACCAAGCGGCGTAGACGTTGCACCTCTGGGCAAACCAATAATCATCGCCAAAGTCGATAGGCTTGCCACCAAACTTTTCCAGGGCATTATTAATATCTATGCGGTTGGCATAAATAGCTACCCAAACGGCTGCGGTGGGTAGGTAGTAGCCTTCAGGCAACTTGATGGGGGTGCCTAATTCCTGGATGTGTTTGGTTTCACCAACAAAATCCCAATTCAGCAGCGCCTCGACTTCATTTTGGCAATGGTCATCCTTTGGGATGTCGTCGCGGTTAAGCAGCTTACTCTCGCCAAGATCGCCATCGAAGGGAATGCCGAACGAGTGCCCATCGTGGTACACAACAATCATCTGGGCTGGCTGCTCGTCAGGATCGGGCATGTCGCGGGTGAATGGTACCAGCGTATCATCTTCGAATAAGATGTACACACCATTGGCGCGGGTGACGACTCTCGGCTGATTAGCTGAGGGCGTAATCTTTATTACCTGCTTGCCATCGTTAGCCTCAATAAAATCGAGTGCCTTTTGTGCCTTATCGCCAAACTCGCGGTAAAGCGATACTAAAAAGTTCTGTCGTTCTGTCATAACTACTCTTTTTCTGGGTTTATAAATTTCTCTTTTGGGTTAAGCATGATAAACTCATGCTTGATCTCGTGGAACACGCGGTTAATCTCTTTGTGCTGAGCAACAACGGTACGCTTCTGCATGTCGATAGCATCTATCTGTATGCGTATGGCGGTCATCTGTTGTTTCAGTAGGGTGCGCTGGTTAAGCAGCTCCACCTCTTTTTCGTCGAACGGCTGCACAAGCTGCCGCTGGTCGAAATTAATCCGTTCCATCACCTTGTCAAACTCAACCTGAGTTTCCACCTCATGGGGGGGGTACTTTGCTCTAATCTCTTTTTCGTTCATAATGCTTGTTTTTAAGGGGTTATTTACTTTTGCTTTGTTTACTCAAAATGGTGTCGTAACTTTCTTCCAGAATGAAGCAGCTGCACAGGCATTGCACATTATCCACCTTTGCGTTGGCCGATCGTTTGCGGGGTTTTTTATTTCCGTAACGTTCGTCCTCTTCCAGCAGACAGTTGGCGAACTCAAAGGGCCACAATGGCGAATTACTAAATTTCAGATCCACCACACCATCAATACAGTAGTCGAGTTTCTGCACGGCGGGGTTGTACGCGCCATTGGTCTGCGATACTGGCACTACCAGGGTATCAGGTCTGGTGATACCCAGCTCGTTCTTCAGCCACTCTTTCAGTAGTAGGATTGGCTCCTTACTCTGGTAGGCATCGTAGCCAAAGGCGATAAATCGGATGTGCTTAGCATCCAATTCCATGATACGGGCGATAGGCAACTCAGGCTGTACCGTTTTGCCTGGCGATTTATGCAGCCATCCTTCAGCCTTCCATTTCACGTATAGTTCGTGATAGGGGCTGGTGGCAAAAGCATCTTCGTTCACCCAGGCATCGCAATCGGCAAAGTATTCGCCTGTATAGATATTGTATGCCAGATAGCTTATGGCATCGAAATCGTCACCGTGGCTGAAGTCGAAAGCAGCATACACATCCCAACCTGCATCCACGTTACAGTCGTCGATACGGCGATTAATCTGTAATGCTCGTATCTGATCGGGCTGAATCCACTCCTTAACCGCATCGCTGCTGTAGATGTTGAACAGCTTGGTTATGGTTTCCAGCTTCTTCAGGGGGTCAAGTCGGCTTTCGGCTATCGCCTGATCGTAGAAGGCATGCTGCACGCTAATACCCAGCATGGGGTTAACCTTACGGCGAACACTTCTACTGGTAAACAGCACATCTTCGTCGCGTTCCCATTCGTCGGGCTCAAACAGTATGCACATCCATCTATCGGTTTCGAGGGTAGGAGTGGCCTCGCCTTTGGCATAGGCAACTTCTTTCTCTAACTCGATTTTCATAGCCTTTAGCTTATCTATGAACGGACCGTTATCGATGGTACCAGCGGTGGTGCTGGTAAACAGCATAGGCTCACGACGTGGACCCATCGACGAAAGCACCACATTAACCAGGTTACCCATGTCGCTTTTACCAGCCACATATCCTGCACTACCGAACTCGTCGGCACAGCACAGCTGAGCAAACAGTCCATCCTTGGTTTTACCACCAGCCGAAAGCGCCTCCATACGTGCCTGGCGCGGTTGGCCTTCCTTCCAGTTGGTAACCGAACTTGTAAATCTGATACGGCGCTCGTTCGGGTCCATCTGGCGGATTAATGCCTGCGAACGCTTATAAAGCAGGGCGCTCTGTGCGGCTGAGTTTGCAGCGCAATAGATTTCGGCATTGGCATCTTCGAGCATGAAGAACAGAAAGTTGTTATAGGCCGATAGTCCCGTTTTATCTGTCTTACGTGGCCCAAAATACGTAAAATCGGTACACAGTCGGCGTAAGTCCTGTATATAACCGTTGCGGGCACGCTCAGTATCTCGCATGTCGCGGGTGCCAGCTTCAACGCCTGTGTCTATCCAAGCCATCGGGCCATAGATCGCGGCCCAGATAAACACCTGGAACGACTCCCACCGGTAGTACGTGTCGCCCATATCGCCTGGATTCCTAAGGCCACCACGTAGATGCTTCCAGATACCTTGCTCGTTACGTTCCCATTCGCCTTCACGTAAGCGGATCACCTGCTGCACCTTCTCGATGTTCATGGTGTAGGTTTGTATCAGGCGCAACAGGCGCAAAGCACCAAGCAGCTCGTACACGTTATGGTAGTCGTGTTGTTCTGGTGTATAGCCAGATTCATCTATCAAACCGTTGTAGTAGCTTAACAGGCGATCGTCGATAGAATGCAACAAAGATGATAGAGCTTCCACCCTATCCAGCAGCAGCTCTATCACCTCTCGTTTCAGTTCTTTCTTATCCATACGCCTTAATCGTTAAGTAGCATGGGCATCATCAGGCCAAGCATCTTTGCATCTTTATCGCTGATGTTGCCATCGTGCGGTTTGATTACAACAGCACGATCGGGTGTGTCGAAGTTGATGCTAACCTTACTGCCTGATATCTTACCAAGCACGTTAAGCAGGGTGCCGCCCTTCAGGCCGATAGATATCGGTTCTGTGCCGTTGTAGTTCTCGGCAGCCACATCACGTTTTGCACCAAGGCTAAGATCGTAATCTCTGCCAGCCACAACCAGCTTGTTATCACATTCAAAGTCGAATGTTACCATATTGCTGCTATCGTTGGCGAATGGGATAACGGCACGTAAGGCATCCATCAGGGCCTTGCGCTCCACTACCACACAATGAGCCTGAGTGCCAGGGATAACAGTTTTGTACTTAACGTACTTGCCTTCGATAAAGCGGAACTTTAACACCATGTTCTCCTGTTCGATGCTGCACAGGCGATCTTCGGCCAGCAGGTAGGTTTCGGTGTCTGGCTTTAAGGCCTTCTGCATCACGGCACACACCTTGCGAGGTATCAGGCATTCCATCGCCTCACCTATGTTGGCATCGTGGGTGCTCAGCATGATAACGTGGCCATTGCTGGCTACAGCATTAAAGCTGTTATCCGCGAAGTCAAGACAGATACCATTCATAATGGGTCGCAGATCGTCGTTTGCTGCTGCAAACAGGCATCGTTCAATGGCGGTACGTAGATCGTCGCTCTCGATAACGACCTGCTTAAAGTTCTTTGGATCAGCCAGAGGAACAGGGTACTCGTCGGCACTATCTGTGCTGAAATAAGCATAACCACAATCATAGCTAATTGCAAAGCAGCTATCGTCGGTGTTCACATCGATGGTAACGGGCTGCTCAGATATGCCCTTCAGCATATCGGCCAACCTCTTAGCATCTACGGCAAAGCGTCCACCATCATCGCAATCATTAAGGGTAAGGGTGTATTGCAGCCATATCTCGCTATCGCTGGCGGTAAGCAATACGCTTTTTTCGTCGGCGTTCACCTCAAACAGAATATCACCCAGGATGGGTAACGCGTTCTTACTGTTAATAACTCGGCTGAGGTTCTTAACCACCTCTTCCAATGCAAGTTTTGATACGATAAATTCCATACTCTATTTATTTAATGGGTTACTAAATCTTTTTGCTTCCATCAGCATAGCTGCCAGCGGGTCATCATCCTGGCTGCTGTCAGAACTGCCACCACCAACCTTGCCTTTGGCGGTATTCAGATTCAGGCCTAAGGCCTTGAACTGATCCATTAGGGTGCGGTTCAGGGTGTTGTACTTATCAACCAAGGGGTTAACCTCAATTTTCTGTTGGCCCATGCTTCCGGTCATCGACTGGGTAAGCGCCTCTTCTTCAATTATAGCATCCTGAATGCGGTCCAGGATCACCATGTTCGAGGCTGCTGCACGTAGCTGTGGCATCATCCATATCTGGAACTTTTCGCCTGTGCGTTGCTCAATCGCATTCTTCAGTTCGTCGATATACCCATTCAGCTTGTTTTTAGCCTCATTGAGCTTGTTTTTTGTTTCTTCTTTCTTATTCTTTGCCATGACTATTTAGTGTGGAACTTGATTACTAACTGTAGGGTTTGCTCGTAGGGTATGCGGCAATCATTGTAATGCTGAATGCTCACACCCAGCTCACGATTGGGTAACGCCATCCACCCATCCCAACGGCGATCGCATGGCCGCTTCAGCGGGTGGTTACTGTCGCGCTTGCTGGCTCTCACCTTGGTGCCGCGTGCGGTTAGAGCTTCCATAGTGCCAATGCAAACGTGGGTTTCCTTGCTGTTCTTTGGCCTGGCTATGTGCTTTGGTACCAAACCCAGCAGCGGGCACTCAGCACAGCAATCAGGTTGCAGCGGTGGCAGCTTAACTTTGGTTATGTTTCGTTTGGGCATCGCTATAAACGTTATAAGTGGTAAATTGCATTCTATTGGGTTTTTAATGTTCAGAGTAGTTGATATATAACATAATAGTTTATTATGTAGTATAGGAAAAACACTATAGCAATTTTATTGCTATCTATGAAGGAA